ATCCCCGTCTCTCGTATAATTTCATTATTAATCACGGCCTCGGGTTGCCAAGAAGCAATGAGTGCACGACCATCCGCCATTTTTCCTGGGAAATCCTTGTATTGGTTATTAGTATTGTATCCTAAAGATGATTTTGGTAAATTTTCTTGGGTGATTTGATAAGCACAATTCAAATTTTCACCGGGTAAGTTATTTGTAAAAAATGAGAACATATTTATATTTGTATATATTCTCATTTTATATTTTTATTCTAACAGCGCAAGCAATTCATTCTTTTTCAATTTATTCACTTCTTTGGACAATCCACGGGAGATTACAACAGTTTTTAACTGTTGGATGGTCATTTTACGGTATGATTCTTTATCTATTGGTGTTTCTTCCTCTTCCTCTTCGTTATGGTTCTCAACTTGTTCCATTTCCTCTTCTACGAGGTTATCTTCTTCGTCATGGTTATCCTCTTCTACGAGATTCTCAACTTCATCCATGATTTCCTCTTCTTCTAAGTTATCCTCTTCTACGAGGTTATCAACTTCTTCGACAAGGTTCTCTTCTTCGTCAAGGTTCTCTTCTTCGTCAAGGTTCTCAACTTCATCCATGATTTCCTCTTCTACGAGGTTCTCTTCTTCGTCATGGTTCTTCTCTTTTTCTACTTGGTTATCCTCTTCTACAAGGTTCTCTTGTTCTGGTAGAATATCCAATTCTACAGAGGTCAAGATAGAATCATCTATTTTCACAATTTTGATGTTATTTTGTTCATTCTCATCTTCTTCCTCTTCTTCCTCTTCTTCATCTCCCACTTCTTCATCTTCTTCCTCTTCTTCTTCTTCTTCTTCTTCCTCTTCATCGTCCATATCAGCAAAACTGGATTCGATGGCTCCTGATGGTGCCTGAGAATAATCAACCGAACGAGAATTTACAATAATAGAAGGGTTCGGACCAGTAAACATCTGTGACATTTGTGACATGGGCACCATGGCAGGAAACATGGTATTGCGCTGGACAAATGCTTGTTTCAACGAAGAAATTTCTTTGACAATATTATTGATGATTTCAAACATGGTATCTCCTTTTTCTTCTAAACTCGTCAAACGTTGCTTGAAGTGATATACCAATAACAATATCAATATAAAGGTTATCGCTAAACTGATAAAGAAAAACGTTTCCAAAAAATTAAAAAATCCCATTTTACTATTATATTATACATTTTTTATACGTAATAAACGAAAGATAAGACGGCTCGGATAAATCTTCTGTAACTATAATATATATTCAATAGTGTATAATGCAAGCTGAAGGACAAAATGACGGATTTTTATTTAAACCGGAACAACCCGAAACGTCATCCAGTTTTGACAGCAAAAACATGTTGATTCTTGCTTTGGTTCTCATTCTTATTATTTCTTTTTTAGGAATAAATATTTTAACAATTACTGGTAATGCCTTTCAAAGTATTTCCGACGCCATCGGTCCACCTATCATTAATTTATTCGCTTTTTTTGGCTATACTACCGGGTCGGTCATCAATAAAACCGCCGCTGTGGTTGGCGATACCGCCAAAACTGGGGTCGACATCGCCCAAGGGACCGTTTATGATGTGGGAAATTTGATTAAAGATGCCAGCACAGGTGTAGACAATCGTGCTAAAGTAAATTTGGATAATGCTATTAACAGTAGTTCTCGTATCACTCCTCTCGATTTGTCCCGTCCACCTAGAGAACCAGAGGCGACACATGCCGAAAATCCGATACAAAAATCAATTGCTTCCGGAAAATCGAATTGGTGTTTGGTGGGAGAATACAAAGAAAAACGTGGATGTATCGAAATAGAAGAACACGATAAATGTTTGTCAGGACAAGTGTTTCCGTCACAAAAAATGTGTTTGAATCCAAATATTAGTCCATAAAATTATTCGTTTGACGAACAAAATATTTGCTGAAATGCTGGCAATTATGTGTGTATAATTGAAAATTGAGGTCCCAATTGTTTGTTGGTTCGAGAATCGTATATAGTTCTGTATTATATGTAAAAAAATCTCCGTCCAAGATATTGCAATCGCATAATTCTTTGGTAATTATAATTCTATTGGTAGATGTATTTACTATATCGTTGAAATTATCTAGTAGATAATTATGATTCATGGTATCAAAATAAAATACACGTATTTTGCCATTGACATGGTTACCAAGTAATAATTTACCTATATTTTGTGGATTGTCAATCGGTATATTCGGACCGAAATCGACAATATACATATGTTTGTATGTATTGTCTTGTTTGTTCTTGTATAATCCGACACTATGATGTATATTCAATATTTTATTATTGCTGAAGATCGGTGTCTGAAGAATGATAGGTATTAGTGATAATGATACCGGTATAAAAAATATAACATATATCAAAATAAGAATCATATATGTTATCATAACAATTTTTTTATATGTTTTCAGCAATGAGTTCTGGTAAATCAGCAATGAGTTCTGGTAAATCAGCAATGAGTTCTGGTAAATCAGCAATGAGTTCTTGAACAAAAAAATGGTCAGGTATGTGTATAATTCGGTCATTATGGTCACTCGCATACCATTTTCCGTTCCAATCACTGTTAGATTCTAACCAAGCCCATATATTTACTTCCCATACCAATTTTCGCTGTTCGTGTAAAAACACGGGAAATTTTTCACGGTAGATAGTATGAAATTTCTTCATCGATTCTATATCACCTATAAAAAAGGTCCCACAAAAACGCCAATGAATGTTGTTCACAATCGCGCTGCAATTGTCAGGCGGGATGGGTTCCCAACAACCTGGAACCGCAAAAAAGTTCTCGATAAATGGTTTTTCCGCCAATTGTTTCAAATACGGCAATGAATCCGCCTTGTTGCCAAAAATATACGCCATACTAAAATCCATCCAAGAAAACACACGAGAACCAAACGGATTTTTCACAACTGCATCATTGACAAATTCTATCTTGGCATTCATAAGTGCCATATATTCCACGGTATCCTTAGCGTGATACCGTCGTTCAGGTAACGTCAATTCCGGGTCCAAACACATGTTGTAAATTGGCGTCTCTTTGTAAGGCATGTCCATTTCCAACAGTTTCACATTCGGATATTTTTCGATACATTCTGACAAAAAAGGGCTCGTCACTTCGTCACCATAAACACAAATATTCACACCGAGTGCCGCGATATACTCAAACTGTTCGAGTCGCCACGGAACGTTTTTATGTTGAAAGGGTTCGTTCTCGTATATATGGACATAACAGGTGACAAAAGTTATACCCGATAGACTCATAATATTCCTTTGAACATTACAAATGGTACAACTTTAAGTTGTTTCATTTTCTTCAAACTTTTTTTCTAAATTTCTAAAAAAGTTCTTAATTTCGTAAACGTCTGACAATTCACTTGATGTTTGTCCACTTTTGGTTAACGCCTGTGTATTTGCACCTAATGATATTAATATTTTTACCGCATCAGTATTTCCAACATAAGACGCCCAGTGTAACGCGGTATAACCGTCATTACTAACATCGTCGATAATGGCTCCTTTTACAATAAGAAATTGTATTAAATCAATATGTCCGATGCTTGCGGCATACATCAATGGAGAACATCCGTCTTTATTTTTTATATTAATATCGACTTGTTTTTTTTCAATTAACCATTCAGTGATATTACGACTACCAACGATAATTGCTAAGGATAATGCTGTATTTCCTTCTTTGTCTTTGAAATTTACATTGGCTCCGAAATTAACTAATTCTTCGGCTAAAGCTAAATTTCCTATTTTAATAGCATTAAAAAAATTCTTATTAGGTGATGATTTTGATGCTCCCATAAAATGTTCAAGGGTGTATATACAATTTGTTTATGTTTTTATCCGTTCTAACGTTCTAACGTTCTACCTTACGCACAAATAACCGACAACTTACTAATCCTTCTTGCACTTCATTTGCACGTACTCTCATTTCTATAACCATCACTAGGGAAGCAGATAAAATAAACAAAACGTTTAACAAAACATTCACAGAATTAGACATGGTACTGAGTAAATAAAACCACACAAAACAAACAAGCATTTCAACCATGAGACCTATCATATGCAATGCAGGAACCTGATATATATTGAAATCTTCAAATGCATCCATATATTGCAATTCTTCGTTGGGCACATCCCCTGGAAGCAACATATAACCTTTATCACGCAAATACATAAAAAAACAACGACCACAAGAAATAACTACCCCCCATGTGGATATGGAATATAAAACAAAAATAGGTTTGTATCCTATATATATAAACCATGATACAGGGTAGAGTAGACTAATTGCATATAAATCGACACCAATACATAAACATAAATTGAGAAACAATGTCCACAATGGCGGAAAGGAACTGGTCGAACGTTCTAAAAATAATAATACAGGAGAAATCTGTAAAATAACACATAAATTGTTAAAAACATTGTTGATATTGTTGGCAACCATGATATTCATAGTAGTCCACGGAAAAAACATGTAAAACCCATTACAAATAACCCCACATAAAAATACCCCTCGTTCTAAATGTGACATTCTTACTACATGTTTGGTGGAATCAGTTTTCACAGGAGGAGAAAAAATTTCATTACCAATATCAACAATTAAATCCATTGCTGATGGAATTGCTATACCCAAGTTAATTGCGGACATTACATTGTATTGTAAACTATCTATCAACCATATTCCATCATCACCAATATATTTTTTTTCCACCTTTCGAATTAACGCGTTATCAAATTCAGTTGCATTAGGTAGTAGTGCGGATAAATACGCATAATTTCCTGTAGGATGTCCTTTTGCTTGTTCATTCGCATTCATAAATAGCGGTATGTTAAAAATAATGACGGAAGAAAAAATAAGAAACCAATTGATAGTTCTTATGACAGATCGAAAATCCATCGTATTTATTTTTGATTTTATTACCAATGATGCATCTTTCTTAAAATTTAATATTCCGTTTTCCATATTCACCACGTCGAGTTGTAAATTAGGTTCCGACATTTTTTTATTGCAATTGTATCTATACAATAAATAATATTATATTATACACCGTTGAACATTAGGTTCTCAAACGACTCCGTTCTGGTCAGAGAAGCGAAGCTTCACAACTACTAACTCAGAAGGTAGCTTCGCTACCGGATGAGTTTGCGAACTACGTCGTTTTCTCTGCACGAAAGTTTTCTTCCGACTTCGTTTTCATAAAACATTCCATTACTCCAGATTGAGAACATAAAAATATTATATTTCTTTTCGTATCACCTGTTCAATGTATTCCCGTTCTTCATGACAGTTTCCCATAAAGGATTCTCCCGCATCAATAAATTGATTATTCGTATAAATAATGTATATTTTCGTATTTGTTTTTAATGAAGTAAAAAATAACCCACTATTTTTACTATGTTCTCCCGTATCATCGCGCACCATAATAAAAAATAGACCTCGACTTGTTCCATTGGTAAAATTATATATAAAATTATCAAAACTGGTTAATTCGTGGAAAATGTTCTCCTTGGTAGTATTGTTTTTTTCCAAAGTTATCAATGGGCAAATATGCAGATATATTTTGGGTTCATCAAACGTCATCAATTCACGATAGCGTTGAACACAACGTTCG